AAGTGCATAGCGTTTCCGCCGTAAGCCGATTCCACTGTGTTCTATCACACAACAGCCACGCGCGGACCTCTCGGTCCGTTGTCTTCCGGTAGGTCGACGTGCGTGAACTGTCCCATGGTAGATCATCCACCATCCACAATTTCTGGAGAAGAGCGCCAACCGAGTCAAACAAGACCTCAGCTTCCACTGCTTCACGAGCGACCATACCGACAGCAAATGCCTGATACTCTGGCACGTACTGCGGTACGGATTCATCCCACTCGGCCCACAACACACCTTGATGAGGTGCAGGGCCCCAGTACTCCCTCGGAACGATTTCGCGACACGCGCGCCAGACAGGGGCCCACCTCTCGGTGGGTCGGCCCTGGCACCAGCGAACTATGTCGTTATGGAGGTTTATCACGTCTCCAATCGTCCTTGGAAGGTCGGTAAGGTAGAAGGGTTTAACGTTACGCCCGTCGTAGTAGTGCGCACCGCACGATTCACGGAACTTGCCGGTATGGAAGCTTTTATCCGTGTTGATCGTGAAGCCGCAAAAGGTGAGTAGTTCGTCCACCTTATCTACGAAACGCGTCGGGAATAGGATATCATCCCCGTACACGCTAACCAATGACCCCTTGTCGCAAACAGCTTCAACCAAAGCGGCAAACAATGCAGTTTGTAGCTCGAAGGTGAAACCGTTACCCATCGTCGAGATTTTCTCCCAACGAACTGTCTCCCCCGAAGGCAACAAGCCTTCCTCTTCCCGAAGGTCGAAGACGACCTGACACCAATCCGGAGGTAACAGACAACGCACCAATTCGGTACACCAGCAATCGCTTGCCGATGCCAAATCCCGAGTGGCAAGCCACCCGGTGCGCGAGGCGAGTTTCGCCAAGACCCCGTGATATTCCTGGGCATCTGGCAATAGCAACAAGCGAGCGCGCTGCAGACGACGACGGATCAGTTTCCCGACTCCCTTTTGAAGGAAGCCGTTCCACGTCACCGGCTTACACGCCGTCCTGTCACGCTCGAAGTTCTTAGGTACAGTGAACACACTGTTTGCGGTGACAATCCGAAATTCTGGATTGAGCAAGTCCCCAGGTAACAACTCCGGGAATAAGTCCCAATCGGCGCGAGCCGACGAAGACCAGGACTGGCCGTTAAGGCCTGCCCACTTGCACACCGCTACAGCGTAAGGCAACGCAGCTGCCGTAACGTGGGATGCTCTGTCCCACTTGTTATGGAGAGTTGCTTCCTTGCGGGAGAACTCTGTAGTAGCACCTGGAGTAAAGCCGCACGCGCGGGGAAACATCTCCCACGGAAACGGACCGAGCACCGTGCTCAGGATCCGCCGAGCCCTCAAGAGGGTCCGACGAATGTCCAAAGGCACGCACGCATTAGACCAATCAAGGCCTGCTGCAAATACTCGGTTCGTGTATGCGCACTTCACCTCCGACTCCTCTAGTTTCAAGAGAGCCGCACGGATGCGGTCCTCACTAGATGATAAGTCGGCACCGGTGTATCTCTTCATCAGGTTAGCTTCGAGGTACAGATCCTTGAACGTATCGGGATCCGACGCTCTAAGCGCCTGTTGAAACGACGCCTCCATTTCTTCGGAGGATAACCGGCCACCTGGACCCAACGCTGGTATAGCGCGGGCCAAGGCTTGGTGCAAACCGCGGAACCGCGGGTTTCGCTGCGAACCAGGGACGTATTTGGGCTTACGAGACAGACAATCTGCGCTCAACACCCTCAGTTTACCCCGTCGAGGGGACTGCTGACTTACGACCATGTGATACACTCCTGTGGTAGTGTGGTAATGCAGGGATGGATTGCCGTTGGCGTGTGTTACTGCGCCAGCGTGGGACCAGTGATCGTTGCCTTAAAGGGCGCGGATGCAGCTAGATCCGTTGTCATTTCCTGCACGTTCGTGCGATACGCGGCATCCGCGCGAGGATCCATGCGGACATTGATGTCCACAATGGTATCCAAGTACGGAGCTTCACCCGGACACGGGCAACTCTCGGACGGGGCGACAGGGAACGGGATAACCAGTTTCCATTTCACGTTCGTCCTCTGCTTCGTTAGAGAAACAGAGTTCGTCAGTGTCTTGAAGTAACCGACTACACCCGCCGACACCTCCCGAAAGAGGGAGATGCCGTTGGTGACGCCTTGCGACACGAAGTTGAGCGAATCAAGTACGATGGTAGTCATTATATGACCTTCTATTTGAGATGCCAGGGACCGCCTGACTGTCGGGCGCCCACCATGACGGTGAGAGCAGCTAGAGAGTTTGCAAGCTGATTCAAACCCAAATGGAGCTTCACTCCCGGTAAGAACGACGGCATCACGCCGTTGTTCAACACGGTGCGGTTAAAACGCCGGATCAGAACGAGCGGCGGATCCCCGAGGGGACCCGTCGGCCACGCGCTATCCGGTGCCGCATCGCGCCAGCTTAGGAGTGTGCCAACCAGTGTCTCGCTACGGGTCCCTTCAAGGGGCCTCGTGTCCTGCGCAGCCATAGTGCTACGCAGCCAGTCGCCTATACCAACGGCATAGTCAACCATCCACGAGAATCTGATCAGCTCCCACGCGACCGAGGCCGGATTGTATAGGCCCAAGTCTTGCGTGAGGGTGGTGGTCGTTGGAATCTCATATTTACAGGAGAAGTCAACCTTACACGTTTTCCGGACGAGTCCGTCAATTGCATAGGTCGCTCCATTGGTCCCGTAGTTGACGAGCCGCTCAGTGTCATCCCACACTTCCTCGCTCCCCGAGCGGATCGCTACCGTGAGGTAGTTGTCCGTTTTGAGAAGCTCAGCTTGGAGGTAGACGCTCGAGTCGTACAAATCGTACGCGAGCGGTTTTAGGCCGAATTGATACACAAGCCATGCTTGCACCATACGTTCCAGTGCAGCAACGTCGCCGTGAAGCAAGCGACGGGCCGTCTCCTTAACGCCATACCTACGTATGGAATCGAGAGCGCGGCTGACGAGTGCCGGTGATTGCCCGACGGAACTGGCGGTCTTTCTAATGCCAGTGACCAATCCGCGGGCGAGCTCATGAGCCATTCCGATGGTCTCACGTGCTTCACCTGCCATCACGCCCAGTTGGACCTTATCCTTTCCGCTGGCGTCAGCCAGCTTGTTAAGGAATCGGGTACGCGCAAGGGCATCCGTGTTTGTACGACGCCACACCGACGGCAGCCACTCATGCTGAGAAAGAACAAATCCAGCAGGCAGGTTAGCCAAAGGCAGGACGTACGTACGGGTCGACGACTCTGTGTACCAGCCCCACGCACCCGGGTCAATAGTGACCGGGTTCGCTTGTGCGATACGCCTCACGGCGTTTTGCACTAGGATCTGATCCATCGAGTAAGCACTAACCGGGCGGGACCCATCGGGTCTTTTAGGGTTGTTGACGGTTGCGTCCTTGCGGACGTATCGCCATTCAACAATCGCCTGGCCAGGAATGTCGACATCTGCGGGACCGTACCCAG